CCTGTCGCTGGCGTTCCAAGCTCATGCAAATAAGAGAATGGATGGATTGCTTGACAAAGTGGGAAGTAAGTTCCTGACAAATCAGGAAGTCACAACAGGAAGGTCTCGGAGATGATGCACACGATCGTTCGACCGAAGCAGGCCGCAGTTGAAGAGAAAGAAATTCTGGGAAACCTCGCACAACACTTCATGTTCGGAATAAAATAGGCGCACGATACATATGAAGGTATCGCGACTTTTATCATTTGAGAGATCGTTTTAATGTTCTTTAGTACCAAGGATCGGGGGCTTGGATTTGAACGTTCAACATGGCCGTATCTTTTCGCGCGTCTCGATTGCTCAACGCTACCGCAAACGGCAGCGGACGATGAACAGTGTGGCGCGGTTGAATGAGGAGCTACGCCGCCGCGAACGCGTGACCAGGATCTTTCCTAACGAAGAAAGTATGACGCGTTTAATGGGTGCCATTTTTTGGAGCACCACGAGCAGTGGACAGCGGGAAAGAAATACCATGGCATAGCCGACTACCACGATTGAAAACACGAAAGAGAAATCGAGACGCTATTGGGGATGAAACGGATAATAATAAATGTTCGCTCGACCTATCAGTGCAACCTATGGATATGTCCTCGCGAACCATGCACGTTGAGACGGTATGTTTATTGTCCAAACTTAATGAAAAGCAACATATCGAGATAAACTTGGATATGGACGAGCTGGATTTGACCGATGCGGAAAAGAAAGCCACCTACCAAGAAATCAAGGATTATGTGCTGGAGCATAGCGGCTTGAAAGTCAGTAGCTTGTATATCGCACAGGTAAAACAGCAGTGCGGTATTATTGAGCGTGAGAATTACAATAAGCCGAAGTCTGAGGACGCTAAACAGCCCCAATGCCCACCAGATAAAGAAAAAGCGATCAAGGAGGCATTGACGCACTTCGGGATGATTTAAGGAGGGCGGATATGACGCATTTGAGTTCTTGTGAGTTTAACATGGATACTGCTTGTGTTGAACTTAAATTTACCGATGGCAGCATGATTGCGATTGATACGATTGCCGTGGAGAATGAGGTTGCACGTAATATGCACGAGCGTTCAGAGCTTGACTATCTGATCTACAACGCTCCATTGGAGTATGCGGACCTTATCTTGAACGGCGATCCGGAAACTTATTTGAAAACTGTAACAGAATATAAGCCTTTAGATAGCTGAACATTTCATTGCCCGTGGGAGAAATCCTGCGGGCAATTTTTTGTAACTTTTCCGTGAACTCCATTGACTTTCCGTGTTACAAGCTGTAAAACATAGATGTGTGCTACAAGTTGTAACACAGGAGGTGTGATTATATGTCTGATTTGAAAATGGGAACTGCCGAAGCCCGATTTGCTGATATTATTTGGGAGCGGGAGCCGGTCACATCCGGTCAAATGGCTAAGATCGGAGCAGAAGAATTTAACTGGAAGAAAAGCACATCGCACACGGTTTTGCGCCGTCTGTGTGAGCGAGGCTTATTCAAGAATGAAGATGGCACTGTCACTTCGTTGATCTCAAGAGAAGAATACTATGCTCGGCACAGTGAGCAGTATGTAGAGGAAACCTTCGGCGGCTCGTTGCCTGCCTTCCTTGCTGCGTTTGGAACGAGAAAGAAGCTCTCAGAACAGGAAATCGACGAACTGCAGAAAGTCATTGATCGAATGAGGGGGTGACACTATGTTCTTCTACACATTCATGCCCAAACTATTCAACATGAGTTTGACGGCAAGCGTGGCAATTGTACTTGTCATATTGCTTCGGTTGCTTTTGAAAAAAGCTCCCAAAGTTATTTCTTACGCTTTGTGGGGAGTAGTTCTGTTTCGGCTCCTGTGTCCGATGTCGATTAGTTCTGACTTCTCTGTTTACAATCTTTTCGATGCTCCGGCACAAGAGTCTGGAACAATTACCAGTGCCATCGAATATGTTCCGAGCAACATTGTTCATACAGAGTATCCCTCTGTGGCATTGCCGCTTCCCGGTGTCAATGATGTAATCAACGAGGCATTGCCGCAAGGACAGGAACAGTTGGTTGCCGATCCGCTTGAAGCTCCTATGTCCTTTGCCACCTATGCCTGGATGATAGGCGTGTTGGCTATGGCGATCTACAGTATCGTGTCCTATGTCCAACTGCGGCGCAAGCTGTCGGTGGTCGTTCCGCTACGGGATAACATCTTTGTTGCAGACGATATCAAGTCGCCCTTCGTAGTTGGACTGTTCCGTCCGAAAATTTATCTGCCCTGCAATCTGGGAGATAAGGAACAGGAGTATATCATTCTTCACGAGCAGCACCACATCAAGCGGCTCGACCATGTTATGAAAGCACTGGCGTTTTTGGCTTTGGCAATTCATTGGTTCAATCCTCTGGTCTGGGTCGCGTTTATTCTGGCAAGCAAAGACATGGAGATGAGCTGCGACGAGGCTGTAATCCGTAAGATCGGCGGTGATGTCTGGGCAGACTATTCTGCATCACTTTTGACTCTGGCCACCGGTCGGCGTATCATCGCCGGTACTCCTCTGGCCTTTGGCGAGGGCGATACCAAGGGCCGCATCAACAACCTATCCAAGTGGAAGAAGCCTGCGGTATGGGTTGTGCTGCTTGCTGTTGTCGCCTGTGCTATTCTCGCAATCAGCCTTTTAACAAATCCTTCGGCAAAGCGTGAATTTCCAATTAACGGCAGAAACGTATCTGAGCTTGATACGGAGCAGGTTGTGGGAATGATTGCAAGAGCCGAAAAGTTGGAGGATGGATCACAGCTTTATGTAAATGCAGACAACTTTGATCTCATGTTCACCCCGGACTTCAACTGGGCCAATGATGGGGCAATCCGGTTCTTCTATGGAAAGAATCAGAAGTTTTACAGTGCGCAACTGAGAATGTTTCATGGTGAAAATAAATATTTCATCACGGAGCGTTCAGAATGGGTTGGGCAGGACCGTATTTTCTTACTGCAGCATTATTTGGACGCGCTGAAGTATATGCCGCAAGAAGAGATTCGTCAACTCTCTCCGGATGCTGATGGCTATTCCGTAATGCAGGTAGAATACGGTGTGCCAGACGATTTTAATCGCGTGATAACCTACAGTGCAGTGGGCGCGATGGAATTGGACGGGTGGTATATTCATCTGGAAGTACAGCCCTTGCACGAAGTTGAAGGTGGTGCGTATAACGGCTCTGGTGATGAGGTGATCCATCTGTTTTATGGACATCAGGACTTGGTTATGCTTGAGAACAACCGCGCAACAAAGTGGTTTGATTATCTTGAGACCCCCGAAGAAACGAAGTGGGACGGTAGCCTCGAAATCAATCTTCCAGAGTTTCCAGATGTGACCTTCCGTTGGTCTTACGGAGAAATGCTGGCTGTTAAGGATGGTGAATCCACTTCGCTTTATACCGGGATGCCGATCTGGAACACATACTTCTGCGACCTCTCCGGTGACGGTTTACCCGATTTGTGTTCTACAATCAGTTGGGGATCTGGCATGATTGATAACCGTGTCATCGTCTATGACTACGCAAACGGAGCAAGCTACAGTTTAGAAGACCGAGGCGTATTTGATTATGCGCTTTGGCAAAATGAAAGTGACGGCCATCTGTATGTTAATAAAAGTAACCATACAAATGGAGATGTTGTAGCCTCCGGAAGATTAGTATTTCAAGACGAGTGCATCCAGATGGTTGTGCAGAGTGTGCCTCACGATGCCATTCTTGAGATTATCAATCCAACCGATGATCCTAATTTCGCCTATGACACAGCCGTTGAAAAGATTTACGAAGATGATGTCAACGAATACTTCATTGGCGGTTTGTACAGCGAGCATATCATTGTTCGTTATGCTGACGGCACCCAAGAGGATATTGTTGCTGCTCTGAATAATGGCAGAGTAGCTATGGCTGATTTGGATAAGTTCGGTATCGCTTATTGGGCGGAGCCAAAAGGTGATAAACTCTATAGCGAAATCCTCAATGCAATTCGTGGCAGGAACAAATCTGACAAACCGGATGGATTACTTCATTGTGCAAGTTTTGTTCTACTGGATCAGAAAGACCTCAGTGGTACGCCCGTAGTTGGTTCCACCGACCACATAAAGATAGTTACTGTCTACGGCATTGCGCTCCACGAAGCATATGGATTCTCTGGGCATACCTTCCATGGCGTTGAGGGTAGTCATATTCCGACCGTCATTACATTTGAGGTT